TGCGGATTCTTCGAGCTGACGGCAGGCACGTTCACCGGCGCGACTGCCCTGGACATTTACGGTGACGTAACCCGCGTTGCAGGAACGGTACAAGGGCACACCGGCCAGTGGACGCTGCGAAGCGGCGGCACTGTTGGCGGCTGGGCGCAGGGCTTCGAACTCAAGAACTTCGCCGTTGCCGCGGGAGTGACTGCGGCTGCGGCAGGCCAGGTCTACATCTCGGGCAGGTTCACGACGGAAGCCGGTTCCATGCTGGCGGGAACCGAGTGGCGGTGCTACCCGAACGTCAACGACTTCTGTGACATCCTCGGCGACTGCACCAGCACAAGCTTCTCGCTGTACCTGGACTACGATGCGAAGACCAACGCGGGAAGGATCAACGCCGGAACTGCCCGGTTAATGGTCTTAAGCGCGTGCAGCTTCTCGGTGATACAGACCGGCGAAGTGATCTGTGGAGACATGGTCGTGTGGGGGTTGGGCGCAGACGACGTGGTTACTTTTAACATCGCCGCCGGCAAGCTCACCGCGACTGGTGCGGTGGGCTTGGGCAGCGGGACTAATGCAGGTTCCGGCGTCCTCGTATTACCGGCAGGGATGCATTCGTTCGCGTCTCTGGCGCGCAGGCACCTGGACAACGCGGCTAACGCCCTGACGCTCGCGGCGGGTGCGGTGGTGCGATGCAGCGGGACGCTCGACGGCACGGGTATCAACGTGACGAGCGCCGAGGCGGACGTTCACGACGGGAGTCTCAAGGACGTCGGCGGGACGGGCATCATCCGCCGCTGGGGCGCGGTGGCGGACACCGGCTGCACTCTGGATCTCGTTCACTACCCGTCGCCGCTGGGGCCGGCGGTGGCGTTGGTGGCCGCGTAGGGAGACGCCATGGAAGCGAGACGACAGAAGACTCCGCGACTACACTCGGCCTTGCGGACCCCGGCCGAGGAGCCTGCGCTGCTGTCGCTCATGGAGGACGACGATGAGCGCCACGCGGCGGTTCTCGACCTGCTAAGGCGCGTCCGTCTCTACATGAAGGACAGCAAGCGGGGGCCGTTGACCTTGCTGATGGTGGCGGCCCACTTCGGCCTGTCGGCCGGCGAGCTGCGCGACGACACCCAGGCGTGGAAGGACACGAATATTCGCTACGAGCGGATTCAGACGGCGCTCTTGGCGGAACTCCACCGGCGGGTGCTGGGAAATGGCTTTCCGGCCGGCTCACAGTTGCCCAAGATGGCCCTGCACATGCTCGAACTCGATCTGAAGGAACGGCAGTTGTCCAGCGACAACTCTCCGCTGGCAGTCGGTATCGGCTTCGAGATTCGAATCGTCAAGTACGGCGAGAAGGGCGAGAAGACGGACTGATGGGCGCCACCTCTCAAATCACGATCCCCGTGGCCCGCTTCCGGAACAGCATCTTCCCGTGGCAGCGAGAGGACATGGCCGCCTTCGACGACGGACGGGCCCGCTTCGCCCACATCGTCTGCCACCGCCGGGCCCGCAAGACGTCCATGGCGGTGAATCTGCTGATCCGTGAGTGCATTGCGCACCCACGGTCGATCTATCGGTACATCGCGCCGACGCGGACAGAGGCGAAGGCGATTGTGTGGGCGGACCCGAACATGCTGTTCAGGTTTCTCCCGCCGTCGAACATCGTGCCATGGAAGGCGAACTCCCAGGACTTGGAGATTCGGTTCAAGAACGGCTCGCTGTTGAAGTTGGAGGGCGCCGACAAGATCAGCCAATCCCACCGCGGCAAGGCCAGCGACGGCCTGATCTTTGACGAGTGGTCGTACCACGAGGACCCCACGGTGTGGTCGAGTGTGTTCCGCCCGGTCATCGCGGAAGACGAGGAGAAGTGGGCGTGGTTCCTAATGACTCCGAACGGGACGAATCACGCCTACGAGATGTTTCAGCAGGCCCAGGAGTGCGGTCTGCCGGACGTCTACACGCGATTGCTCAAGGCGTCAACGTCTGGGATTCTACCCCAGGCCGAGCTAGAGCGGGCTCGATTGGAAATGCCGCACAGCCTGTACATGCAGGAGTTCGAGTGCGAGTGGCTAGTGAGCAACGAGAGGGTGCTCATTCAGCCGGCCGCGCTCGAACGACTCCGCACGCTGCATCCCATCTGGACCGAGGGACGCCGGATCATCGCGTGCGACCCGGCTTTTGCGGGCGACGAGTGCGTGAGCCTGGCAATGGAGAACGGGCGCATCCTTGAGATGGAGATACTGCATCCGCACACGACTGAGGAGATAGTCGGGGCGCTGCAGGTGATGGGGAATCGTCACGACACCCACGACTACATCGTCGACTCGATTGGATACGGCAAGGGCACCCTGGACGGGCTACGGACCGACGAGCGAAACGAGGTTCAGGAGTTCGACTCCCGCCACGTGCAGAAGGTAGGTGGAGCGACGAGCCGCCGGTTCGCCAATCACCGGGCGGAGGCCTGGTGGTACGCGATGGAGCAGATTGTTGGCGGTCGCGTGGTATACCCGGAGGATCCGGAACTGCGGCGGCAACTGTGCGGCGTCCGGTATCGAATGCGTGGCGGCATGGCGCTTGGGATGGAGTTGAAAGAGGAGACTCGCAAGCACCTGAAACGCAGTCCGGATCGGGCGGATGCGTTCGTGATGGGGCTGTGGGGCCTGCAAAACGTAGAAGCCCGAACGGCAGGCAGAATCTCAACGCGGCGCGAGTACGCTCCTGCGGCGGCGCGGGGCGGCGCGATGGTGGCATAGATGCAGACGAAGAAATCCAAGACCGCGCTCGTTGACATGGCGAGGGACTGGTATCTCGGCGCGGCCGACCACGACGCCACGACGGAATGGCGGCAGCGAGCGAACAAGGCGCTGCGGTTCTACGAGGGCTCCGGGCAGTGGGAGTCCGCCACCCGCGAGTTGCTCAAGAGCCAGGGCAAGCCGGCGTTGACCATCAATCGCATCCTCCCGGTGGTGAACGTGATCTGGGGCCAGCAGCTCAAGAACCGTTCGGAGATTCGGCTGTATCCCCGCAAGCGAGCTACGAAGGCCGTTGCGGAACTGGGGTCGGCGCTCATCAAGCACGCGATGTCCTGCTGTGAGGGCTACGATGCTGTGAGCGACGCCTACCGCGACGGCGTGATCACGGGTAAGGGCTGGTTGACGGTGGACCGGGTGTTCGACCACGACCCAATCTCCGGCGACGTGGTTGTTCAGGCACCCAACCCGCTGCTGATCTACGAGGACCCCCGGAACACGGCCTATCATATCGACGGGGGGGAGTTCGTGTTCCGCGAGCGGTTCGTCACGAAGACGCAGCTTGAGGCCCACTACCCCAAGCAGGCCAAGGCCGCTCTCGACGCCATGGAGGATGACTGGTCGAAGGTCTGGGCGGGGCAGGCCGGCGAGGGCGACGGCTACCTGGCCGCGGTGGCGAAGCTGCTGGACACAGAAGGCGATGATGTCGGCGAGGGTTTACCCGGGGTCGTCGTGCGCGAGTGCTGGTATCGCACGTTCGAGTCGGTCAGCACCGCATCGGCTCGTATCAACGGGCGGTTGGTGTCGACTCGGTTGGAGGACGAGGCCCAAGAAGCCAGGCTTGAGCAGTTTGTCGCTGAGCATCCGGGCCACGAGATTGACAGGGCCCGCGTCGTCGTGCCCGTGCTTCACCTGCTCGTGATGGTGGGTGACGTCCTGCTCAAGACCGAAGACGACCCGCTTAACGGCATGACGACCTTCCCGTACATTCGGTTCTCCCCGTACTGGTTGCATGGGCATCCGTTCGGCGTCGTGGACAACCTGGAAGGCCCCCAAGAGGAACACAATAAGCTCCGCAGTCAGACGCTTCACCTACTGAACACGGCCGGTAACCCGGCGTGGAAGGCGAAGAGGGCGACGCCACACGGGCGCCATTTGATCGACCAGTACGGTTCCACGCCGGGGGTCCTGCTGGAGTTAGACGATTTCGGCGGGATACTCGAGAGGATCGACCCGGCTTCCTTGAGCGCCGGCCACTTCGCACTGGCCGAACGCGCCCAGGAGGACATCCGCGAAATCAGCGGGGCCAACCCGGACATCACGGGCACGCAACCCGAACAGTCGGAGTCGGGCCGGGCCAGGCTGATCCGCCAGGAGGCGGGTCAGACGACGCTTGGTCCGATAGTCGCCAATCTTCGTCGGACCGAAGCTGCTTTCGGCGACATGCTCTGGGAGTTCATGCGCCATAACGACGTGTACTCGCCGGAGGAAATCGAGGCGGTGATCGACGAGGATACCCTGGCCGCCATCGGGGGAGTCCAAGGTGCGGTCGCGGCGATGAATAGCTGGGATACGGGCACCTACGGCGTCAAGACGGCGGCTGCCCCCAGCAGCACCACGTGGCGCGACGTGCAACTGACGGAGGTCCGGGACCTGGCGACGTTCGTAACCGCGATGGGCTTGCAGCTTCCGCCGGACGTGGCGAACGCGCTCTTGGCGGAGGTTCTGGAACTGTCGAGCTTCCCCGGCAGCGCCAAGGTAGCGGACATGCTCAAGGCCAGACCGGCCGGGCCGGCCGCTTCACCCGGAGCACCCGGGCCGGCCGGCGGGCTGCCTCAGAATGCCCTTGCGGCGAGTCCCTGAAATGCGAATGAGACGAAAATCCCTTCGGTGCGGGGTACGCACTGATCGCTTCGGTCGAGCGAATCGGCCGTATCGGGTGTCGCCTCCCGGCATAGGCGTAAGGAATGGATCATGGTAAGCGAAGTCGAAGGCAAAGTCGAAGGCGAGAACGAGGCCGTTGAAGAGACCGTCGTGGACGATCTCGACATGCAGGAGCCGGTGCGCGACGCGACCGTGGCGGTCGAGATGGCTGAGCTGACTCACGAGCAGGTCCGTGGCAGCGAGCCGTTCCAAGGCGTGCTGGCCGAGTTGAAGGCCACTCGTGAGGAGATCAAGACGCTCAAGGAAGCCGCCGCGGCGGCGGAATCTCAGTCCGCCTACGACGAGGGCGACGACGTGGACGTGTTCACCCGCGGCGACGTTCGCAAGATTGTGGACTCCGAGATCACGAAGTTGCGGGGCGACATCGACCGCACGGCACGGACCGTTCGTCAGCAGGCGTTCCAGCACGGGCTGGACACGCTGCGAGCAGAGCAGATGGCGGGCAAGATCCCGGCCGGCGTCAACACGGACGCCTTGATGAAGCAGGCGGTGGCGGAGCTCCGGCAGACCGAGCCGGAGGTTCTGGCGTCGCTGATGAGCAAGCCCGACGCGGTTCGTCGAATCTGGCGATATGCCGGCGTGAGTCTCCCGTCCATCGCGGAGGCCGTCACGAAGGCCGGCAAGGCCACGTCGGGTGCAGTACAGGAGAGGCTCGCAAGGGGCGAGCTCCCTGAAGGCGGCGACACCGCCGCAAACATCGACGATTTCATTGCGGTCCTGGACAGCCAGTAGAGCCGTTTCTCGGCTGCTGGCTTGGGTGACCGCAGAAAGGCTGTGAGATCATGGCATACGCGGACACCCTGACCGGCGCCGGCAACATCGCCGAGCAATGGTCGAAAGAGTTCTTCGCCTACGGCATGAAGAACATGTTCTTCAGCCGGTTCATCGGCAAGCCGACGAAGCTCATCCATGCGGGCAAGCGGCCGAGCCAGGCGACGATTCAGACCGACCCGAACTCCCTGATTCAGCTCAAGATGGAGTTGATGAAGGAGGCCGGCGAGGCCATCACCTTCCCCATCATCGCTCCACTGACCGGACATGGCCGGGTGGCGACGCCGGCGGCGCTGACTACGGGCTCGCTGGAAGACCACGAAGAGGGGATACTGAACTACTCCTATCGCCAGGAGCTCTGCGACTGGGGCCATGCGACTCGCGACCAAGGCCCGATGACCCGTCAACAGGCTTCCTGGGACTGGGATACCGTGGCTCGTCAAATCCTCGCCCTGTGGTTTGGCCAGGCCATGGACGCGGCGACGTACAGTGCCCTGGCGGGAATCGCCTACGTCGGCGACGACGCGACGCCTGCCGACGCCGGCGGAACCCCCCTGATTGAGGCCGTCGCACCCTCGCGGAAGGTCACCGGCGGCATGAAGGGCGGGACGTTCACCGCGAAGGCGACCGACGCGCTGTGCGACGACGAGGAGTACATGTGCCTGGAGATGATCGACCACGCCAGGTACACGGCGGTCAGCACCGAGCCGATCATGCGGCCGATCATCATCGACGGCCAGCCCTGGTATCTGATGTTCATCAGTTCCGGGCAGGCCAAGGACCTGCGGGCCAACGCGGGCGCCGGGACGGGCGTGATCTGGTCGGACGTCCAGATGAACGCCAACCTCCGAGGCCTGAAGAACCCGCTCTTCACCAATGCCCTGGGCGCCTACAATGGCGTGCTCCTGTTCGAGTACCAGAGATGCCAGACGCGGATCGGCGTCGACGGCAACCAGCAGAACCTCGTGAAGAACGCCTTCGACGCGGGCGACGTTCTGCCTGTGGCGACCTGGCCCGAAGACGGCAGGTCCATGCATCGCGGGCTGTTCTGCGGTGCGGGTGCGGCGGTCCACGCCTACGGCGCGAAGCCCACGTTCATTCGCAAGGACTTCGACTACGGCCGCCAGCACGGGCTGGCCGTCAACATGCTCGTCGGCGTCGGCAAGCCGGTGTTCAACGCCGTGGACTACAGCGTGATGGTCGTCGATACGGCCGTCAAGTAAGCCTGAGGCTATAGGCCAAGCTCGGTAATATGGGCAATAGGCGTGGAGGCGGGGTTTGTCTCCTTATCCGCCTCCACGCCGCCCGTAGGAGCGAATCGTGGCGATCACGGGCCTGAGCGTTCGGACCGCGTTGAACGCGCGGTTGAATCGCGCTGAGATAGCCGACGCCATCAACGCGTCGATCACCCTGGCGATCAACGACATCGCCCGGCTCGCCCTCTGGCCGGACCTACACACGACGGATACGACAACCCTGGCCTTCACCGCCGGCGACAAGAGCAAAGCTCTGCCGGCGGACTTCCTGGTGCTCGACCGGCTGTACATTGCCGATGATCGGTCGCTGGTGGTGGATCGCGTCGACGAGATCCGGCGTCGGCAGGAAAGGGCCTTAGCGGGCGGTGGCGAACCCGTGTGGTATGCGATCCAGGGCGGCGAGGTGTTCGTTTGGCCGATCCCCGACGCGGCCTACACGGTCGCTTGCGATTACTGGGCCGTCGTGGCGTTGATCACTGACGAGACGGTCGCCTTGCCCCTGGGCGACGAGTTCCTGGAGGCCATCATTGCGGGGACTATCGTAGCCTACCTCAAGAGCGTCGGCCTGAACGTTCATCCGAAGATGGCCGAGAACCAGGCCATTTACGGCCGCGAGATCGCGCTGCTGCTGCCGGGCGAGGACCGCAAGGTCACAATCGCTCAGCCTTGCACCTACTGATCGGAATCGGATGATCACGGCGGATTGGGCAAGTTTCGAGCAGAAGGATCGTCGCCGCTACGTTCGGCGTGGCGCGCAACGGTGTTCTGTGCGGGTCTACGATCTGCCGATTGACCAGGCCCCCGTACTGCCTCGCGACGGGATGTACTTCCCCGGCGAGACTTCGGGGCCACGGATCGTGCGGGACGGGGTGTCGATAGACCCGGAGCGTATCGCGGGCAAGCTGACGATGATCCGGGCGACGGTCGTCGCGGGCTACGCAGGCTACGAGGGCTGCGTCGTGATCCTGAAGACGGCCGTCCCCGTTCCCGAATGCCGAGGCTTCTATTCGCCGGACGGTGTTGTTGAGGAAAGCGTTGATATCCTGCGCCGGATCGACGGCAACTACAGGGTCTACATGCACGCCGACGGCCAGTACCGCATCGAAGCCGTCCCCCCCGACGCCGCGACGATCTACTGGAAGGGCGCTGACGGCACACTGGCGGGCGACTACACGGCAGAGGGCGCGGGCGCCGCCGAAACGGTCACGGTAGAGGCGCTGCCGCTGGGCGGCGAAGAGTCCTTCGATTACGGATGGTGATATGGCCGACCTCGACCCGAAAGTCCGGAAGTACCTGACCAATAGCGACTCTGGGTTCAGGGACGACGAGCGGGCGTATCACCGCATCTTTCGCTTTGAGATCCCGCTGGACCAATGGCGGCAGGACCTGTTGCCGATTCGCGGCCATGATACTCCGCCAGAACTCGGCGGCGGCGGGACGGTGCTGCGGAGGCAGGCGGACTATCGCGCCGTGCCCGGCTACGTCGTGGTCTATCTGACCTGCGGTTGGTCCTGGGAGGCGGGCGGCTGGAACTGGCTCAAGAGTCGGGTTTACGTCACCTCCAGGACTATCCTGACAGAGCAGCGGCTTCAGTATGGCTCGGATGGAACGACGCCGATCGTTAGCCCCAAGGGTGTGGACGAGAAGTACGACGTGCTGCACCCGCCGGCTCGCATTCAGGTGGCCTACACCGAGATCAACGTTCACGCCTTGCTTACGGTGGCCGAGAGGGCAGCCGCGCTCGCGCTTCTCGGCCCTGAATTGGACCGGAACAGCGCGAACTGGACCGTCGACGGCATCACCTACGTGCTGGGCAAGGTGCTGTACCGCGGCAAGACGTCGAATTACGTTCCGCCCAGCATGACGGGGACCAGTGACCCGATGCACCAGTTGGTGTTCAGCTTCATGGCTTCGGCCGTCGTCTGGCCGCTGGTGGTGGCTCGGTACATCTGGAAACGCAATGTACACAGACTTGACGTAGTAGACGTTGGTGTAGTGAAGGGGCAGGCCAGAGTCGGGGCGTGGGAAACCATCCCCAATGATAAGACTTCGCCTCTGGACGTGACGATTCGCGGCGCGTGGGACTTCGGGCCGCTTACCGCGTACCTGTTCGGATTGTAACAATGGCGGATGAGCCGAACCAGTTTAGCGAGTTCAACGAGCTTCGGCGGCGCCTCGCCCTTGTGGAGAGGCGACTGGACGAAGCAATCGCGCCTCGCGATGGCAGCGAGACGCTGGAAGACATGCGCCTGCGGCTGGAGACCCTTGAGCTTTCCGTTCGCCGTCCGAAAGAGACGGACCTTCGACCGCTGGAGGGGCACCCCCTGGGCGACGATCCTTACGAGTCGTGGTCGTTCGCAAAGGATCAGGTCGAGTGGGGCAGGCCGAAGGCGATTCCCGAGACTCCGACGTCGACGATCACGCTCTGTACGTGCGAGGAGGACGGCGCCCTGTACGACAGTGGTGCCGTCGAGGTGGTCGTCTACCTCAGAAACGACCGTGGCGAGGAGGACCTGGCTATTCGTGGCTGGGACGACTATACGGTCGAAACGCCCGAGACCATCCTGTCCTTTGTCCGCTTTCCCTGGAACGTGACGGACGGCGGGGATACGGTTATCGGCGTGCTGGTGGGAGAGCGTGCGGAAACGGGTGTGCTGTGGGGCAAGCTGGCTTACGATCACGTCCAAGATCAGAACTTCGTGTACGTGTATCCCTGTGATCGCGACGGGACTTTGAACCCGAACCCGTCGACGGCGATGGTGACGGTCTGGCTGAGTACGCCGGAGGCTACAGCACCGCCGACGTGCCAGTTGTTCGCCGGCGGATCCCCTGACGTGATCGCGTATCTGCCGATACCTGGCTCCGCCGTTGGCGGAGAACCGCCGGGATGGGAAGGCCTGTGGGTCCGTGGGCATACGAGACCGACGCCGGCGGAGTGTGACCCGCGACCGTTCTGCGGGTGCGAGTTCACGTTCGACACCGAGGGACACATGATGGGCTGGTGGATTTACGACTATTGTCTCTACGGAGGTTGGCATTGGGTTACTCCGTTTGGCATTACCGAGCCAGCCAATCCACCAGGGAGCTAAGATGAGCACGAAAAGGCTGACAACGGCGGTGACGGCCCTGTGGGGCAAGAACTGTCCCACGTGCCACCACACGGCTGCGCTCTTCCACGTCGCCCGCGAGTACCCGCTCTCGCCCGCGATGGCGGCGGTGCAGACGCAGGTGGACGCCCTACTCGCGAACGAGCGCGAGTGGTGCGTGCTGTTCGACAACCTGCGGTCGCTGGTCGCCACCTGGGAGCGCGAGCAGGGCGTCCAGCAGCCCGTGTTCTGGGAAGGCGCGATCAACGCGACGGGGCATCCGAAGAAGTGTCGGCATACCGCGATGCTGGAAAAGAGGAAGTCCGATGCCTCTCTGGAGTGACGACAACAAGCGGCACAAGTGGAAAAAGCTGCCCGCGCCGGGGGATTATGCCCTCGATCCGAGCGCAGGAGGCGCGCCGACGGACTTCCCACTCAGTTTCGCGCCGCCTCCTGCGCCCAGCGCACCGGGACTCGCCGCACCGGGACTCGCCGCACCGGCCACCCCCGCCCCTGCTGCCGCCGCCCCCGTGACCGAATCGCAGGAGCGGCTGAGAGCGGCCTACGCGGGCGCTGGTATGCCAATGCCGTCACTGGTGCAGGCCCCAGCCGGGGAGACGCCGCAGGAGCGGGAGCGCCGCGCTTACGAGTCCGCGGGGGTCCCCCAGCCGGGCGAAGTCGCTCGTCAAGAACCGCCCTCGGACCTGGCGGCCTTCGAGCAGCGACGGCAGGGCATCCTGGCGGAGAAGGCGATGGGAGTCGCCGCAGCCCAGACCGAAGCACAGCTGGCAGCGGGCAAGGCGCCTCTGCCCGGTGCCGATCAGACGTTCCTCGCTAGCGTGATCGGCGAGGCGGATCCCGACAAGGCGATCTACGCCGAGAAGGACCCAGGCATTGGGGGCTTACAGAAGCGTGCCGACAGCCTCAGTAAGCGAATCGACAAGCGTAGGGGGACGATAACGCCGGAGATCGCGAAGCGGATTGCGGCTCTCCGAAAGGAGACGGCCGATCGCCTCAAGGCGTTGGAGAAGCCGTATCAGGCCGAACAGGCCAAGAAAAAACGCGTCGACGCCGAGTGGCAGCGGAAGGTGGACGTCGCCAAGGGGATTGAGGCCGAGAAGCCGCGAACGTACAGGCAAAATCAACTGGCCGCCAAGGGGGCGAACACGGCTCGTCGGGCGCTTGCCGCCAAGGACTATGCGAGGGCGGAAGAGGTCGCCCTGAAAGTGCTCGCGGAGTATCCCGACAGCAACTCGGCCACGGCCCTTCAAGGTGTGCTGGACGACGCCAGAGCCGCCCAGGCGGCCAGAGACACGAAGAAGCTCGCCGCCACGGTCAAGAACTTCGAGGATCGGCGCAAGGACCTGGACAAGCAGATCGCCCACGCCTGGACGGAACGGACCCGGATTTCAAACGATTCGGCCTACCGGAGGAAGTACCCGACTGCGATCAAGGACTTGGGGGCTCAGATCGAGGGCTGGACGGCCGACCGCGACATGGTTTCCCGGCAGCTTGAGGGCGCTCGCGCGGGGCACGCAATCCCCGACAGGCCCCCCGGCGACGTCGTGCAGCCGGGCTTCGGGCCGGATGGCGCTTCGGTACCGCCGCCGACTCAGGCAGCGCCGGCGAGTGCGCCACCAGCGCCCGCGCCCGTGGGCATGGCCCCAACGGCTAAGGCGATGGTTACTCAAGCTCGTGCCATGTCACCATCGCCTGCCGCCGGCCAAGGCAACCCCGTTTACGACATTGCGGCGAAGATGCAGCAGGCGTCGCTCTCTGGCGGCCGGGAAGGGGCATTGAAGGTCATCGAAGGCCCAGAGTACGACACGTTGACGCCGGAGCAGAAGAAGGCTCTGGCCGTCTGGATGAAGCGTAATGGCTACTTTGGGGGTGCCTGATGCCGACTCTGCTGGAAGAACGGATGGCCGAGTTGAAGGGCTTGGCGTCTGAGGCGCCCGGCAACGGCGAGGCTATGCCGACCGGGCCAGTTGCCCAGCCTGCCCGGTCCCCGCTGCTGCAACAGCGCCTTGCTGAGCTCCAGGCCGTGGCGATCACCCCGGAAGAGGCCGACCCGCTGGCCGTGCCTGAGCTTGCCGCGACGACGCAGGAAACGCTCGCGGGGATGGACGCCAGGACGGCCGCCGCAGAGGCCCCCAAGCTCGCCAGAGTCGCGCCGAGTCCAGACGCCCCGCCAGTCTACACCGACGAAAAGATCGCCAAGCTGCTGGCCTTGATGCCCGAAGACGAAGAACGCCCGTCTCTGCCCGGTAGGGCGGCCAAGGGCTTTCTAAATCGGCTGATCCTGTCGGATATCGAGTCGGCACGCCCGATGACGGGCACCGCGGAAGCGGCGGCCTTGGCGCCGACGATGATGGGCAAGGCCAAGATTGGGCTTGAGCGCATGGCGACGGCCGCGAAGGAGGGCCTACGCCCTCAGTCGCCCGTCACAGCGGCCGGACACGCGGTCGATCTCGTGCGCGGCTTCGGCGAAGCGTGGCGGGGCATGGTGTCGTCCTACTACGGCAAGGAAGGCCAAGCCAAACAGGCGGTCGGTCGGCAGGCCGCGAAGGTCAGCCGGGAAGTGGCCGAGATGTGGCCGTCAAGCGTCGAGTTCAACGTCCCCGCGCCGGAAACGATGGGCGAACGAGTCACAGACGTGGCTTCCGGTCTGGGCGCGTTCCTGGTTCGCCTGTGGGCCGCGAAGCGTGTTGCGGCCAAGTTGCCTGTCCCCGCGACCGCCACGACGCTTCGGGACGCCCTGGCGTGGGAACTCATCAACACAGACGGACCACCGGGCACGGGTGCCCTGATGTCGGGCACGTTGGGCGCCATCGGAAGCCTGAAGGCTGTCGGCACGGCCGCCAAGCTCGGAAAACTCGGCGCAGAAAGCGTGCTGTTCGCGGGCTTAGCGCAGGCAGAAGGCGCCGACCTTGAGCAGACGGTCATCAGCGCCCTGATCCCGTGGGCGCTGGGCGGTGCGAGGGCAGTCAAGGAAGGGTTCGCCGCGAAGCTGCGGTCCAGTCCGAAGGCCCGATGGGTGAAGGACGTGCTGATCCCCGCCCGGCGGTGGGCACGGAACGCGGCCTTGGACGATCTGGGCCTGCCACACGGCAAGGTGACGCCGGAGCAGGTCAACAGGGCCTACCGCGAACGCAGCAAGACGGTCGACCCTGACGTGCCGGGCGGCAGCCAAGAGGCGTTCATGCAGGCGAGTTCGGCCCGCGACTTCCTGTTGGGCCGCGTCGAAGCCTTCTCGCCGCAGACATCGACGGGCCAGACGGTCCGCAGCCCGGAAGAGGCGGCGCAGGCCATTGCCGGGCTTCTGCCGGCGCCTGGGCAACCGCCCGCCCCTGCCCCCG